AATTGCTTTGTCAATTAGTAAAGGTAGAATACCAAATGTTTTACCAGCTGATGTTCCACCTCTAATAACTTTAATACGTTGCTTTAAACGTAATAACTTTTTAATTGCAGTAGTAAGTATAAACTCCATAAGATAATGCTTTAAACTTCATCTAAATCAATATTAAATATAGGTTGTTCATTACTTACAGTTATATCTTTTGTTTCTCTTGGTTTACCAGCATAGTAATTATAAAATAATTGAGTGAATTTAAAATCACCAGCATCTAATCCAGCTTCTAATGCTTTAAATGCTTTTTCTTCTAATGGTTTTAATCTTTCAATTAGTTTTACTTCTTCTGCTTTTGATGGTCTACCAGCACCTTCTCTTTTACCACCATAGTTATTGTTACTCATCTTGATATAATTTGTTTATTCAATTTAAAAATAAACATTTTTGTTTATTGTTTATACAACTTACCTAATTCAATAGCTATTTCTTTCCATTCATCTAAACCTTGTTTAATATAACCAGCTACAACAAATCTATTATATTCTTTGCTATACTTATTGTAAAGTATGTTTGCTCTTTCTTTTGGTGTCATAAGTTTTCTATTTCTTGTTTAACTTGTATATAAAAATTATATATTTCATCTGTTGCAAAAAAAGCAGCTCTTAATATCTCATCAACGGCTATTAATGCACATTGTTTTAGTTGGTTGTCAAATACAATAGGATTACCAAAATCTTTGTTTAATAAATCATCATACTTACTGTATAATTCATTTGCTTTTTCTATTGGTGTCATAACTTTATATCTATTATTATTAATACTAATGCTATTGATATTTCATTGTTACCAATTACAATACCTAAACTAAATCTGTCTGTGTAGTTTGTTTCTATTTTCATATTATTAAAGTTTAATGTTTCTATTCATTCTATAAAGTGCTTGTAAGCGTTCTAATATTATTTCTTGTTGTTCTTTACCTTCTGTTTCTATTAGTAGTGCTTCTATGTTGTTTACTATTTTATAATTGTTTCTTGGTTTTTGTAGGTTAGTAATCGTTTCTTGCAAGTTTTCTATTTCACCTGATAGCTTCATTACATCTATTTGTAAACTTTGTATTAATTCATCTTTAGTCATATCTAATATATCTGGTGTTGCATAATTTAATCTTTGCATTATTTGTTTCCTGAATAACTTTAGTGTTGGATTAAATTGTTCAAACATATCATAATTCTTTAATGAATGTAAAACTGTTGCGTGGTCTTTTCCTACTGAAGCACCAATAGACTTTAATGACTTCTTTTTATCTATTTGTTTTAATACTTTGTAATAGATTGCTCTTGCTTCTATTGTTTCTCTTTTGCGTGTAACTTCATTTATATCTATACCTGTTACTTCTTGTATTGTTTTTTTTAATTGTAATGTTATTTGCGTTTCCATCTTATTGTTATTTTTTGTTTTTTACTTTCTTTTATTAATCTTGTTAAAATATTGAATGATACTATTTCTAATGCTAAATGTATGCCTTGACATTCTTCATATAGTTCTGCTGCTTCATACTCTTTTAATATATTCTTTATTTGTTCAATAGAAGTTCCTTGTTCTATTTCATATAAGGTTATATTATAGTGTTCTGTTGCTATATCGTTCATTATAGTACACCTCTTAAAACATATTGATTTAAATCCATTTCTTCACTTTGAAAGAAATATTTATAATTTGATATTGCTTGTTCTAACTTTGCTTCACCTTTAGCATAAAATTCATCACTACATTCAAAGATTGCTATATCTAAACTACCTTTGTCTATTGCAACAAATAAGAAGTCATCAACACCAAACATCTTTTTATATAAATATGCTTGTAAATCGTAGCTATATTTGTCTGCACTATATCTAAATTCTTTTACACCTGATGTAGTTTTTAAATCAATAATCATATTTGATTTTAATATATCTGCTTTTGCTCTAAATGGTATTCCATCAATCATTTCAATAGCTGGTATTTCAGTTTGTGATTTACTCATTAAAGATACTACTTCATTGTTTTTTAATAATGCATCAGTTAATCTTTCAGCATCGTTGTATTCTTTTTTTGTGTATACTTCTAAACCTTGTTCTTTTGCCAGTTTGTATTCTTTTCCTGCTTTAGTTGCTACATCTACAATTACTAAATCATTTAACTTGTGTGGCTCTAAAATCATTGTGTGGAATAGTTTACCATCCCTTAATGCTTGACTTTCATCTGAACCATATTGTGTAACGTATTTATATGTTTTAGGTGAACTAATAAGCATTTTAGCTGATGAACTACTTAATGCGTTTTTACCTAAATAACCATAGTAGAAACTATCATCATACATATTGTCAAGTAATTCTTGACGGTTCCATTGTTTGTTGTCAAATGTTGTTATCATATTATCTTATTTTAATGTTGTTTAATAAATCATAAGTGTTATCCATATCTAAAACTTCTCTGATTTGTTGGGCATAATCATCAGATGCATTCCATTCGTTAATTAAATCTTTCTTAATTGAATTGATTAAAGTTATTTGATGAATATTAGCTTCTGGTGTCATAGATAATAATATATCTAATTTTGTAATAATTTGTGTTTTCATAATTTTATAATTGTTATTGTTAATAATGCTAATGCTAAAATAATTGTTCCTATTAATACTTTTGTTGCTGTTTTTAAAACATAATCTAATTCTTTTTTTTCTTGTGGTGTCATAATTAATCTCCGCTATCAATTTTATAAATTACTTTTACTATTTCATTTTCTTGAATAGTTTCAAAACTATATTCATTTAAGCAGTTGCCTATATTTCTACTGCTGCTGGAATTCTCTATTTTTAACTTTTGCAGTTTATTATAAAATTCTCTATCCTCATTTGACCATCCATTTGTGTAACCTAGATTAATTGTTTTCATATTAAATTGTTTTTATAGTTTATAATTTCATTTTTAACTTCATCCCAATATTTTAAATCTTTATATTCAATAATATTTAATACTTCATCAACTACATTTAATGCAGATAAAATACCTTCACGTTCTGCTTGACTTGTATTCCAATAAGTAAATTTATTAATCAACTGTATTGCTTTCTCTTGTGGTGTCATATTAAATTACGTTTAAAAGGATTAATGAACCAGTGAAAAATGCTAACCATAATGCTAATGCTAATGCAAAGTTTTTTAATAATGTTTTCATAATTGTTATTTTTAATTGTTAATTGTTTAGCAAATATAATACTTATTTTTAATTATAAACAACTTATTAAAACTTTAACTTTTGTTTAACAAAAAAGGATAGCTGTTAAACTATCCCTGATTTGCAATTTGCGAATTGCAATTTGTGTTGTATTGCTCTTATCTTATCATTTATCTTTTCATCATTTAAACCTTTTAAATAAAGTGAATTTCTTTTCTTAATTAAATAGTTTAAAGTATATTCTAATTCTAATGCATCAAATGTTATTTGTTCTGTTCTATCCATTGTTCTTGTTGTTGTCTTAAATGTTGTAATTCTCTTTCTAAATAGTCTATTGCTTTTTCCAAGTCTTTTATATGTGTGCCTTTGTGTTTTGCTCTTGCTACATATTTTATAACGTTACCTTCATTAAAGTTTAAATCATAGTCTTTAATAAAGTCTATAACATCATAGTTTTTTTTGTTGTCGTAGTGTACTGGTATCATTTTGTAAATCTTTTAGCGTGAAACTTATATAATTCCATTGTTTTTTTCAATCCTTCATATTCTGTAAATTCAGCATTTACATTGTTTTCTTTGTAATAAAATATTTCATTGTAGTTACTGATTTGATATTTTATAACATTATAACTATTTGCAGTTTTTGCTGGTTTAATAACATATGCTAAATCATTTTTCCAACATAAACTCATAGCATCTACTTCATCAGGTTTAGGTATAAATTTTTCTTCTTTAACTTTCGCCATTAGTTACATTTTTTTTAAATATTGATTTTAATAATGTTGGATGCCAACCTTGTGTTAAACAAATATTATAAAGTAATTGCCCTAAATCATCAATATCAATATCATCATTTTGTGTTTCTATTGTTGATGTTTTACCATAAGATGTATATGTTATTTTCATTAGTCTAATTTTAAAAATTCAGCATTACCATTTTCCATAAACCATTCTTTATTTTTTTTGTACTTATCTACAACTGCATCAATCATTACTAATTCATCTATTGTAGAAGTTTGCAATTTGCTAACTATATTTTCTATTGACCTTAAAATGTTTGTTGTCATTTCTGGGTCTGTTTTATAAATATTTGTATATTCTAAAAACACTATTTGTTCAAGTTCTTTGTTTAACCTATTAATTAAGTTCTTAATAGTTTGCCTGTATTGTGTTGTAAAAATTAAACTTTCATTAGCTTCAAGTAATAATTGTGCTAATAATACAGATTTTAAATACTCAAGTTGTATTGGATTGTCTTTCATAATTGTTTTGCTTTTGTTATTTCTAAATATGTTACTTCTTTATCTATTTTTTCTCTATTGTTAAAATATGTAGTAGCTGGATTTTTATTGTTTATTTCCCAAATTGGCTCAATCAAATGTAGATTAAAACTATAAACTCCTTTTGGTGTTGAATTAATATATATTGGTATATCTAAATGCTTTTCACATTCTTGCATCATAGCATCATATTTGCCTTTTTCTAATAACAAAGTTTTATAATGTGCTTGTCTACATTTTAATTCAATCCTATGTGAAGTTGATGGACTGTAACAATCCCATCTACTCATTTGATTTTTAGCTTTAACTAAATCTGGATAAATATTTTTCACTAAATAGTTAAATAAATCAATTTCTTTCCAGTTATTCATTTACTTCATAAGTATCATAAACTTTACGTAAATCACTCATAATAGTTCTCCAACAACTTGAACAATTTGAATTATCTAACTTTTCATTAAATACATTAAAGTAAATATCTTTTATTGTGTGCTGCTGTTTAGGTGTTAATTGATTTACTCTATTGTCGTATAATACTTTTAAAAACAAATATTCTTCTTCTTTTAAACAGTTTACGTTTCTACGATATGGAATTAAATTGTTTAGTTTTGCTTTACGTTCTTCACAACCACAATCTATTCCTGTTACTTTACTAAATAATTCAACTGCTGCTTTAATACCAGTTGTTTCTGTGATTTGCTCAATAGTATCACCTAATCCTGTTGCTTTCTTTTTTCTTCCCATTAGTATATGTTGTTATAGTCATTATTAATATAATCTTGATAATCTTTCATAAACTTTGTGTTTAACACTTCTTTATAATTCTTAATTGAGTGAAATATAGATATTAAACTAATACTTGTTTCTTTTGCAATATCACGCATTGACATATCAGTATCCCTATACAACTTAAACAGTTTTTTATCATACCAATGCCAGTTTTCTATTTCATCATCAATCATTAAACATATATCATTATATGCTTTATGTTCATTTATATTACTTTCATCACTTAAATTAAACAAAGTATCTATTCCTATTTTATCTACCTTATTGCGTTTGTTTAAATACTGAAAGCATAAACTTTTAATTGTAAAAAAAACATAACCTTTACGCACATTACCTTTTGCATCAATTATCTTATCAGCATCAGCATATTTCCATAAAGCTATATAAACTTCTTGAACTATATCTTCTGCGTAATCATCTACTTTATAAAGGTTAGCAATTTTCACCCATTCTTTGTGATGTTGGGCAACCTGTTCTAACCAATAGTTTGTAGACAATTCCATATTAATACATTTTAATTGTTATTTTACCAGTCTTTACATCTAGTGCTTCTTTTACTTTAATCTTCAAATCTACTTCTGTTAGTTCTGTATCTAATTTTAATATAGAATTAAAAGCATTTTGTATTTCATTCCAATTTGCTTCATTTTCCATTTCATTTAATATATACAAATATTGTAACTTTTCTTGCAAGTCTTTAAAATAACTTATTAACATTGAATTATCTGAATTTAAAACAAGCATTCTTGCAGCAGATGTTTGTAATTCTAAAATATGGTGTTTCATTGTATCTTTCATAATAATTCTAATTGATTTGTTTTTGGTTTTTCATATATTCCCCTTGCTACATTAAAAATAGTTAATCCAGCTTCATAGTCTACTAAATTTCTTGCCATTTTTACAACCGATTGTGGCCCTGTATATTTGTTAAAATCATAATCGTGAAATTTACATAATTCTTTTAATTCATTTTTTTGTTGAGAAATAGCAAAACTTCTATCATTTAATTCATTTGGTAATATAAAATTAGTCCAATATAAATGTCTTCCCCTTTTTTGGGCTGGTATTAAAGGTTCATAATAAGGTATTACATTTTCCACTACAAATTTTCCATTTCTATAATAATGTTGTAAAAACAATATTTCTTCATATAGTTTTAAATCAGGATAAATAGGTTG